GAATCCGCAGTAGTTAAGGTAGATGTATCTGCCTTAACTGCAAACTCTGAAGGAACATCTTGTTCAGAAGTTAGAGTAATGCGTATAAGTCATGCTATCGTAGGTATGTCTGTTCAATTATTTTTAAATGCTTCTACTAATGTTTTATTAGTAGAATTAGCTGAAAGTAGTAATGGACATATGGACTTTAAAGATTTTGGTGGACTTCCAAATAACGCAGGTAGTGGTAAAGATGGAGATATTTTATTTACTACAAAAGGACATAGTTCAGGAGACACTTATTCTGTTACTTTAGAAATGGTAAAAGTGTATTCTGATTAATAGGAGTAATTATGAGTAAACAATTTGTAATATCAGAAACTGGAGAATTTCCAGCACAATATAAAGTTTTAAGATTAGACGAAGATGGTATATATAGACCTATATTTGGTCCAGACCCAGATTTGGAAGATGCAGAACGCAAGTGTGCTGAAATGAATGGTGACAGAGCAAGAAATGACAAAGGTCAACTTGTTGCTGATGATCTATCTACTCCAGATATTAACGAAGCTTATGTTGGTGGTAAAAAACCAGTTAAGAAAAAAATAACAAAAACAAAAAAAACAGTTAAAAAAACTGTTAAAAAATAGAGGAATTTATTATGCCAGGTGGAATGAGAAAAAAGAAAGAACCAGAAATGTACAATATGGGCGGACAAACTGGAAACACTATGATGCCAAAAGCTCCTATGAGTAAAATGTACCAAAAAGGTGGTAAGCTTTATATGGGTGGTGGTGGAACTATGATGACAGATAAGACTCCATCTTTTAAAGATGACATGCAAAGAAGATTTGGTGGTGGAGGAATGACTGGACCATCTATGAAAAAAAATAAATAGTTACTAGTAAATAAAAATGCCTTCACAGCGAAAAAGGGAAAACCCTATACGCAAAACAACTACAGGTAAGAGTGCTAACTATCGCTCTACTAAATCTGGTGCTGGAATGACTAAAAAAGGGGTTGCTGCTTATCGTAAAGCAAACCCTGGTTCTAAGTTAAAAACAGCAGTAACAGGTAAAGTAAAAAAAGGTAGTAAAGCTGCTAAACGCAGAAAATCTTACTGTGCAAGATCAGCAGGTCAACTTAAAAATAGTTCAGCTAAAACCAGAAACGATCCTAATTCAAGAATTAGACAAGCTCGTAGAAGGTGGAAGTGTTAATAAAGGATAAATAATGGCAACGAGTGGAACAACAGCATTTACATTAGACTTAGGCGATATTATGGAAGAAGCCTATGATCTATGCGGTAGTGAGTTACGCTCAGGCTATGATTACAGAGGAGCTAAAAGAGCTCTAAATCTTATATTTTTAGAATGGCAAAACAAAGGATTAAATCTTTGGAAAATAGAACAAGGAACACAAACCCTTACTGCTGGCACAAGTAGCTATGCTTTACCTTCAAGTGCATTAGAAGTAGTTGATGCTTTTATTAGAACAGATGCAGGTGATACTAATGAACAGTTTGATCAAAGATTAAATAGAATATCTAGAACACAATACAATCATCAAGCTGTAAAATTATTACAATCAAAGCCTACACAGTTTTTTATAGACAAAGGCACTAGTTCTAACAATATTGTATTATGGTCAACACCTGATTCTAATCAAACATATACACTTGTTTATGACTATGTTCAAAGAATTGAAGATGCTGGTAATCCAGCTAGTAATAATGCAGATGTTCCTGGAAGATATCTTCCTTGTTTAACTTATGCACTTGCATATAATTTAGCTTGCAAAATGCCAGAAGCTCAAAACAGAGTACCAATGATTAAACAAAGGTATGATGAACTTTGGAATGAAGTAAGTGATGCAGATAGAGAAAGAGCAGCAATTAGATTTGTTCCTGATTTGAGTTCTTACTAATGTATGCAGTAGGTAAAAAAGCATTAGGTGACTGTGATAGATGTGGTTTTACCTATAAATTAAATGATTTAAAATACGAAATACAAGATAGTATTCGTAATGGATTAAGAGTTTGCAATAGTTGTTTTGATAAAGATCACCCACAATTTAAACTAGGTGAAGTAAACACAGCAGATAATCAAGCTTTATTTAATCCAAGAGTAGATAGAGGAAGAAAAGAATCAACAACTTACTTTGGATTTGACCCAGTAACAGGAATAGGTTTAGTCTTAACATCTAAAGTAGGAAAAGTTACAGTGAGTACAGAATAATGGCTTGGACATTTACAACATTAAAATCAGCAATACAAGATTATACTAATAATACAGAGTCTACATTTGTAAGTTATTTAGATGAATTTATAGTTAATACAGAAGATAGAATACAGAAACTTGTATCACTTCCAGTATTTAGAAAAAATGTTACAGGTACATTAACATCAGGAAATCAATATCTATCTGTGCCTACAGATTTTTTATCTTCACATTCTTTAGCTGTAGATAATACTGGATATGAAATGTTATTATATAAAGATGTAGCATTTATTAGAGAAGCTTATCCTAGTAGTTCTACAACAGGTGTTCCTAAATATTATGCTAGATTTGATGAAGATAGTTTTATAGTAGCTCCTACACCAAATGCAAATTTTACCGCAGAGTTACATTATGAATATACTCCAACATCAATTACAACAAGTAGTGATGGTACAAGTTATTTAGGAACTAATGCACCAGATTGTTTATTATATGGATCACTATTAGAAGCATATACTTTTATGAAAGGTGAACCAGATATTATGACTAATTATGAAAAAAGATTTCAACAAGCAATAGATAGATTAAAAGTCTTTGCTGAAGGAAAAAATACAAAAGACAACTATAGAAGTGGTCCAGTTAGACAGCAGGTAACATAATGTTTAGTGTAGATGTAAAACCAGTAATAGGAACTGTAAGTGTAGAAACAACTAACAATAAAGGTTTAAGTCCAGAATATTGGACACAAAGAATAGTAAATAAAATTGTAAGTATTAGTGATAATGCAGACCCTATGGTAAAAGCCCAAGCAGAAGCATTTAAAGACAATATAGAACAAGTTATTTTATTATATGTAAGGCAAGCTATTGCAAGTGATAGATCAACAGTAGCAGGCTTATTAGAAAAACAAGGTCATAAACAAATGGCTGATATTATAAGGAGAATATAATGGCAATATCACAAGCAATGTGCACATCATTTAAAGCAGAAATTTTAAAAGGTGTTCATAACTTTACAGCAGCAAGTGATCAATTTAAGTTAGCACTTTATACAAGTAGTGCATCATTAGGTGCAACAACTGCTGCATATACATCAAGTAATGAAACAAGTGGAACAGGATATACAGCTAAAGGTGCATTTTTAACAAGTGTTACACCTACAACATCTGGAACAACTGCACTTACAGATTTTAATGATTTAACTTTTAGTACCGCTACAATTACAGCTAGAGGTGCATTAATTTATAATGAAGCTGCATCTGGCGACCCTTCAGTATGTGTATTAGATTTTGGTGGAGATAAAACATCAACTAATGGCGACTTTACTATTCAATTTCCAGCAGCAGACGCTTCAAACGCAATTATTAGAATAGCCTAAAATGGCTAATGTAACAGGCTGGGGTAGAGGTACCTGGGGTCAACTAACCTTTGGGGAACCAATACCTGTAGTCGTTACAGGAGTTTCTGGTACAGCAACTCTTGGCAATGAAACTGTTGTAGCTACATCATTAGTAGCAGTTACAGGTTTAAGTGCAACATCAACTTTAGGCAATGAAACTATAGTTGCTGAAGCAAATATAACAGCAGCAACAAATTTAGGAACATTAGCTTTAGGAAATGAAACTGTTCTAGCAGAAGCAAATACTTCTGTAACAGGAAATGCAGGTACTTCAGCACTAGGTAATGCAATTACAGCAGGTGCAGCAGTAACAGGTGTATCAGCAGTAGCTACAACATTAGAAGTTGGAGATGAAATTGTAAAAGCTTCAGCTGTGGTAGTTCCTACTGGAATAGCTATTACAAGCACATTAGGAAGTGTTATAACAACATCTGACAATGTACTTACAGTTACAGGCAATGTAGGAACTACTACATTAGAAAGTGTTACTACAATAAGTAAAGCTGTAATAGAAGTAGAAGGATTAAATGCAACAGGTAATATACAAAGAGTAAATGTTTGGGGTCTTGTGGACACATCTCAAACACCTAATTATCAAAATATAACAACAACACAAACACCGAATTATTCAACAATAACAGCATCACAAACTCCTGATTGGAGTGAAGTTGCATAAAAAATAAAGTATAATTTTTACGAGGAAATAAAATGGCAAGTTCATATGTAAATGACCTAAGATTAAATGAGATGGCTACTGGAGATGGTAGTGGTACTTGGGGTGATACAACAAATACTAATCTTGAATTAATTGCTGAAGCTTTTAGTTATGGCACAGAAGGCATAACTACAAACGCTGACACTCATACAACTACTATAGCAGATGGAGCTACCGATCCAGGTAGATCAATATTTTTAAAATATACAGGTACATTAGATTCTACTTGTACTATTACTATAGGACCAAACACAGTTTCAAAATTATGGATTATAGAAAATGGAACATCTGGTTCTCAATCTATAATTATTAAACAAGGAAGTGGAGCTACAGTAACCATACCTTCTGGTAAAACTAAAGCAATTTATGCAGATGGTGCAGGTTCTGGTGGAGCAATGATAGATGCTTTTGCCTCTTTAAATTTACAAACAAGTGGAATTATAGAAACATCTTCTTCAATACAAACTCCTCTTATAGAATTTACCGATGGCGATGATGCTATAACAATTGCAGATGGTGGTGCCACTACTTTTGCACAAACAGCTACTTTTAATGACGATATTATTATTGGTGATGGCAAAACAATAGGTTCTGCTTCAGATGTAGACGCTATGACTATTGCTTCTAATGGACAAGTAACATTCACACAAACTTTAATCGGTACAGCTTTAGACATCTCAGGTGATATAGACGTTGATGGCACAACAAACTTAGATGTCGTAGATATAGATGGTGCTGTAGATATGGCTTCTACTTTAAATGTTTCAGGTGCAATAACAGGAACACTTGGGACAGCGGCACAAACAAATATAACAAGTCTTGGAACTCTTACAAGTCTTTCTGTTACTGGTGATTTATTAGTAGGCGATAAAATTAGACATGCAGGAGATACTGATAATTATATTGCTTTTCCTGCCGCTGACGAGTTTAGAATTGTTACAGGTAATGCAGGAAGAATTTATGCATATAACGGAGAAATAGTTATTAATGAAGATAGCCAAGATGTAAATTTCCGTGTCGAATCAGATAATAATGCTAATATGTTTTTTGTTGATGGTGCTAATGATACTGTGGGTGTAGGAACAACAGAAGGAAATATATTTGAAACAGCAGGGAGTTCTAATGAGTTTGGAGTTCAGGCTTCAGGAACAAATACTGGTGGATTAATTGCTGTTTCTGCTACAGGTACAGGATTTTCAGGGCTTGATATTGGTACTACTGATTTAAGAAGAGGAGGAGTTTATTCTTTAAATGGTTCTCATCTTGCTTTTTACACAAACGCTTCTAATTCTGGTGATGCATTAACAGAAAGATTCCGAATTTCATCAGACGGCTCTCTATCCACCCCAACCGCAGGAACATCAAACGTACGCTTTGGTTCAGGTGCAGGTATTTCTCTTGTAAGCGGTAGTAGTTATAACATCATTATAGGTGACGAAGCAGGTGATGTACTTTCAACTGGCGATAATAATATTGCAATAGGATTTAGGGCTTTAGATGCTGAAGATACTGGTAGTGCTAACGTAGCAATTGGCTCATCAGCTTTAAGCGCATTAAACTACAACGGGTCAGGATATAACACCGCAGTCGGTTCCGATGCGGGTCTAAAGATAACCACAGGTATTAACAACACTATTATTGGTGGTTTAGCTGGTGATGCTTTAACTGACTCAGATAGAAACGTAGCATTAGGTTATGCCGCTTTAACCAATGAAACTTTAGGTCAGTATAATACAGCAGTAGGGTATGCAGCATTATCCACTCAAAACAGCACTTCTGCTACAAATACTTTAAATACAGCAGTAGGATATAACGCAGGTGCGGCAGTAACCACAGGTACAGAAAACACCCTAATAGGTGGTCTTGCAGGTGATAATATTACTACAGGTAATTATAACGTAGCTATCGGTAAAAGTGCTTTAGATGTTGAGACAGCAGGACATCAATCTATAGCTATAGGACTACAAGCTCTTTCTACTCAAAACTTTACATCATCTACTAATGCTTTTAATGTTGCTGTTGGTTCTCAAGCAGGTAAATTACTAACCACAGGTGTACAAAACACTATTATAGGTGGACTATCTGGAGATGCTTTAACCATAGGAGCAGAAAATGTTGTTATTGGTTATAACGCTTTAACAGATTCGCAAGAAAGCACAGGCAATGTAATTGTTGGACATGAGGCAGGTGGTAATTTAACCGATGGTGATAATAATATTGCTATAGGTAAATTGGCTTTATTTGGTGGAAGTAGTGCAAGTTGCACAAACAATGTTGCTGTAGGTGCACAAGCACTACGACTTACTACTACAGGTGGAAACAATGTTGCTATAGGACATACTGCAAATAAAGCTAATACAACAGGACATAGTAATGTAGCTATTGGCTTTGAAGCATTACTAAATGAAGATACAGGAAGAAGAAATACAGCAATAGGTTTTGAGGCTTTAAAAGAACAAAACGCTGATGTAGATAATTACAATGTAGCAGTTGGTTATCAAACAGGAGGCGATATAACTACAGGTGTACAAAACACCCTTATAGGAGCAGAAGCAGGAGACGCTTTAACAGATGCTGATTTCAATGTAGCTGTTGGTCAAGCTGCGTTGGGTGCTGATACGTTAGGTAGTCGTAGTACCGCTTTAGGATATTTTGCTTTAACTACTCAAAACTTTACAAGTGCTACTGCTACTTATAATACAGGTGTTGGTTGGAATGCAGGAGGAGGTATAACCACAGGCATACAAAACACCCTCATAGGTGGACTGGCTGGAGATGCAATTACAGATGCTGACAATAACGTAGCTCTTGGTTATAACGCATTAACTACTGATACTTTAGGCAGTGCTTCTGTTGCAATTGGTGCTTCAGCGTTAGGCTCTCAAAACTTTACATCTGCAACATCTAGCTACAACACAGGTGTCGGTTATAACGCAGGAGCCGCAGTAACCACAGGTAATGAAAATACTCTTATTGGTGGTTTAGCAGGGGATGCTTTAACAGTTGGATTTGCTAACATAGCATTAGGAACACACGCACTTGGTGCTGATACACAAGGGAGTCGTTCAGTTGCAATCGGTAAATCTGCATTAGCTGCTCAAAACTTTACTTCAGCAACAAATGTTTACAATGTAGCCGTGGGTGAAGCAGCAGGTCTATCAGTAACCACAGGCATCCAAAACACCCTTATGGGTGGTCTTGCAGGGGATGCTCTTACAACAGGAAAAGAGCATGTAGTATTAGGGTATAACGCTTTAGGTACAGAAACTAACGGTGTTGCTTGTGTAGCTATTGGATATGAAGCTCTTGCTACTCAAAACGGTGCAGGTGCTACTAATATTTATAATACAGCAGTTGGCTATCAAGCAGGTAAATTACTAACCACAGCACAAAACTGTACTCTTATAGGTGGTCTTGCTGGAGATTCTATTACTACTGGAGGATTTAATACTTTAGTTGGTCAAAATTCAGGTGCTGCTATTGACACAGCAGATAGCAATGCT